TGGGAAGTGGTCTACGACTGCGAGGCTCGTTGCGAGGTTACGTATTCTGTACGTAGCTCTGCTTTCGATAACCTCAAGGCCTTAGGTTTAACTAACCCGGTTGATTTGGTGTGGGAATCCATTCCGTTCTCGTTTGTTGCTGATTGGTTCATTCCTATCGGCTCTTACTTGGACTCTTTGGACGGTTGGGTAGGCCTCGAATTCATCCGAGGTTCTACTTCCCTGAAGTACTCGCACAATGCAAAGCACGGTGCTGTGTCACTTAAGGGTGGTCAAGAATATAAGCGCGTCTGGACCAATTCGCTGGATCCAACCCAGTACATCGATGGAGGTTGGTTGTACTTTACTTCCTCCGACTTTAACGGCAAGTACTTTACGTACGATCGGTCAATTTTATCCGACTTCCCGTACGCTAGCCCACCGTCGTTTAAGCCACTCGCCAAATCGCTGACCTTAGGTCATTTTGAGAACGCGTTGGCTCTGCTAGTCTCAGCTATCCGCTGAGCACCACCTCACGTTGGTTACGTGAAATGGCCAAAAGGCCCCTTAACGGAGAAATCCTGATGTCTGCACAAGCAGCTGTTATTTTGACTGACGGTGCTGCCACACCCGTGAATCGCTCGTTTGCCCCGGACGGGGTTGACGAGAAACGCGTGGCGTGGTGGCGCTATGTTGCCGACGGCACTGTCGCCGGCTTCAACTGGCTGTCCCAGTTTGTACGGGACCCAGTGCCTCAGTCTGACGAGTATCGCGTGCATTACAAGCTCGAGATACCCATCCTTGAGACCGTTTCGTCCACCGGCACCTCCGCGGGCTATACTGCTTCTCCGCGCGTGGCTTATACGCTGGTTGCCGACCTCGATTTGCGACTTCCGAGTCGCTCTTCAACGTTGGATCGGACGAACCTGCAGAAAATGCTTCTCGACCTTGTTAATGAAGGTGTCTTTACGGACTCAGTCATTAACCTTGAAAGGGCTTGGTAGCCCCGTCGTCTAGCCAGGCTTAGCCTGTCTGCAGTTGGTTAAATCATCATAGGTAAACCCATGACAAATCTCAAGGTTGGTCACAAACGCGGTCTGCTTAATGCAGCCCGCTCCCACCGGCTAGTTTTCGAACTAGCTTGTACTTTCTATGAGCAGATGGATACACCTTATTCACTTAGGTGTTATTTAATGCTTGTAAACGGTGAACACGAAGAACTCGTTAGAGTCCCCTTCCCGTTCTCCCGTTATGGTTACAGTGACGTCGACCTTTTCCAAAAGGACTACGCTTGCTGGAACCTTTTAAGGAAGTACCCATCCCTGTCTACCGGCATCGACACCAAACGAGCCGCGTTAGACAGCTTCGAAGCGTCCGAATCAGTTTGTCGCGAGACAAACAAGCGTTTTAGACATATCTCTAAGTATAGGGTCAGCAAAAACCCGACTACTGTTGAGCGCGTCATCCGACTTGCTCAAGAAAAAATAGAGCGTCTCACGCTAGGACTGGACTTAAATTCCGTCTTTGAGTTGATGGCGTGGGGACCTGGCAATGCGAGTAACTTGCACGGCGACGACACCTCGTCCTTCAAAAAGTTCGAAGTGACCCCCGAGTGCACGGAATCGTGCGCTCCATACGTAAGGGCAGCCATCATGGCTTCTCCCTCTTGGTTTGAACATCTGTGGCTCAATGCCTGCGATGTTACCGACCTTGGTTCCCTTAATTTCATTCGAGGGAATTGCGTTACTACTGTACCGAAAGATGCTAAAACGGATAGGCCAATTGCTATCGAGCCGCACTGTAATATGTACATACAGCGTGGCTTCGGCCGTTGGATTAGAGCTCGTCTGAAGCACGTCGGTGTCGACCTAGACTTTGGTCAGGCACGTAACGGCTTGCTTGCTCGGCGTGGTGCCCGTGATGGGTCCCTCGCTACCGTTGATCTAAGCTCTGCTTCTGACACCATCTCTCAAGAGGTGGTGAGATTCTTGCTACCCGATGACTTGTACAGTCATCTTGAATCCACAAGGAGTAAGTTCTTCCGGTTGCCTGGCGGCGACTGGCGAAGGTATGAGAAGTTTTCCTCTATGGGAAACGGATTTACCTTCGAGCTTGAGTCCTTGATTTTCTGGGCTCTTGCTGCTAGCTGCTTAGAGTTGCATAGACTATCAACCTCTAGCCTTTGCATCTATGGAGATGACATTGTTATAGACGTGACTGCCTATAACTTGTTGTCGGAAGTTCTGACCTTTTGTGGTTTTAAGGTCAATGCTTCGAAGAGTTTCGCTTCGGGGCCCTTTCGGGAGTCCTGTGGCGAGCACTACTTCAATTCCATAGACGTCAAGCCAGTGTACGTGGATAAAACCATTTCCACTGTGATTGATGCTTACGCCTTACATAACCAGCTCTACATGCTTGCATGTAGGTTAGGTGGGGCCGATTTTCCGGCATCAGTGCTTAGACCTTGTCTTTCGAAGATCGTCAGCTTCGTTAGGCCAGGAGATAGATTGTACTGTCCGGTTTCCGCCAGCGATGGCGCTTTCTGGGGTACTTTCGAACAGTGCTCTCCTTTCCGGTCCCGTGGCAAGGGTCGAGAAACCCACGAGGGTTTCTCTTTTCTTGTCCTTGGATACCGGTCTTTGGAACGGCACGCCTCTGGATCTGCAGTCCTACCTTGGCTTTTGTATAACCTAAGTAGGAAGGGCAGCTCACCGACAACGTCGTTTGGATTTACGTCCCAAGCTTCGAAGTCTGCGACTAGTAATACATACCTAGTCCGTGTGAGAGATAGAACCATCCGACCCTCTCGGGTTTGGGTGGCGATACCTCGGTACGTAGGG